GCGGGGAGCCCGAGCCCGACGCGGGCGAGCTCCAACGCGAGCCACTTGCGGACGCTCACCCACACGGTGGGGTAGCGGTCGTGCGCGTGGGCGCGCGCTTTCAACTCGGCGACGGCCACCGGGCGCTCGTCGCGCACCGCGTGCCAATCGAGAGGGGCGAAGCGGCCGAATTGCCGAAACGCGCACCGCCACAAGCGCCCGAGCTCGGCCGCCACCGCGCGCTCCACCGCGTCATCGGCGGCGGTCGCAAACGCGCCTTCCCCGTCGGGCTCCCGCTGGTAAAAGGCGCCGGCCACGCCCCGGTCCTAGCATGCTAGGGGCCACCCGCCAAGCCGGGTTGCTGGGTCACGGGCCGCCATGCTAGTAAGCGGGGCCGCATGTCCACGTCCACGGGCTCGGCCGAGCGATACCGCGCCGCCCCCGGTGCGCCCTCTCGTCTCGGTCGAGCCCATCCCCCGGCGGCCCGATGACCGCGCCGGCCGCGGGGCCGCCCGCCCCCGCCGGCACCCCGGCGCCACTCCCCGGGTGGATTGGGTCCGCGGTGCAAGTGACCACGCAGCTCGGCTTTCCCGCCGTCGTCGCGGGCGTGCTCTTGTGGTTTGTGCTCACCCGCGTCGGCGGCACGCTGGAGATGATCCAGAAGCAAGAGGAAGACCGCACGCGCATAGTCGCCGCGATGCAAGACACCTTGATTGCGACGCTCGACCGCCAAACGGCCGCCTTCGTCAAGGCGATTGAAGAAAACAAGCAAGTCAACCGCGAGCTCGGCGCGCGGCTAGAGTCACGCATGGGGCCGCGATGAGCCGCGCGCTCGTCGGGCTCGTGGTGCTCGCGACGGTGGCGGGGGCGGCGCCGCGCCCGTGCGTGCTCACCGCCGACACGGCCGACGCGCTCGCCGAGGTGTGCGCGCGGGTCGTGCCGATGTGCCCCGCGTGCCCGCCGGTCGTGTGTCCCGCCGACGGCATGAGCGAGGCGCCCGCGGCGGTGACGCTGCATTGCATGGCGTGTCGGACGCGGGCGGGCGTGAGCGTCTGTCACAAATGCACCGTGGTGGTGCCGACGGGGTGACCAGATGAGTTGGCGACTCTGTAACGCGCTCGGGGCGACCGGGCGCGATGGGCTCTTGGGCGAAATCAACGCGAGCGCGCCGGGGCGCAACAAGGCGAGCGACGGCGGCATCGGCGACACGCGCCACCAAGCGAGCGTGAGCGACCACAACCCGTGTCGGTGTTGCCGCGTGGTGTGCGCGCGCGACTTCACGCACGACCCGGCCGGGGGGTTTGACGCGGAGCGCTTCGCCGCGTGGCTCCGCCAGCGCATCTTGGCCACCCCGCCCGAGACACGCGTGCGCTACGTCATTTGGAATCGGCGCATTCTGTCGGGGGTCGGGCAGTCCCACCCGGCGGGCGTGTGGCGCGCCTACAGTGGGAAGAATCCGCACACCAAACACGTGCACGTGTCGGTGCGGCACGGCGCCGACTGCTACGATGACGCGGCGCCGTGGGGGTGGCCCCCGGCCGCGCCGCGGGCGCCCCTCACCGCGCCGACCGTCTAGCCCGTGCCATTCCTTGGCGGCACGGGCAGGGTGGTCCCCGACCCGCGCGCGACCGCGTCGCAACCCCTCGAAGGCGTGACCGAGTGGACGTGCCCGCGCAACGGCGTCCACGTGGTCGAGGTGCACTATACCGCCGACCCCGCCAAGCGCGACCCGCAATGGCTCCGCGAAGCGCAACGCGGCATGCCCCCCCGCGGGTGGCAACGCGAAATGGAGATTGTGTGGGACCTCCCGGCGGGCACGCCCGTGTATCCGGAGTACGTGCCCGCCGAGATGCGCCGCGCCGTGGCGGTCAACCCGGCGGCGCGCCTCCTCCGCTTTTGGGATTTTGGCCACGTGTGCCCGGTGACGCTCTTTTGCCAGCTCGACACGTGGGGCCGGCTCGCGGTGCTCGCCGAGCTCGTGTTGGAGTACGCCGCGCTCGGGACGCAAATCGAGGCGGTGCGCGCCATGACGTTAGACCTCATGGGCGGCGCGCCGCAGGCGTGCTTTGACGCGGGCGACCCCGAGGCGAAACATGAAATGGAGCTCGGGTCGATTCGCCGCGTCCTCCTCGACGCCGGCATTTTGCTCCAGACCTACGGCGGGCGCGGTGGCGGGTCCTACGACAACCTCCGCCAGCGTATGCTCCGCCGCGTGCACGTCCCGGGTGAGGAGCGCCCGAGCCCGTTGCTCCTCGTGTCGCCCGCGTGCCCGATTCTGCATAGCGCACTCGCGGGGGGCTTCGCGCGCCACGTGCGCACGGGGAAGCCGCTCGAAACGCACCCCTACAAGGACGTCGCCGACGCGCTCCGCTACGGCAACGACAATCTATTAGGCGCGTCCGCTGAGTGGCTCACGAAGTTAAAGGCTATCGCCAAGGCCGACTGCGCATGGTAAACGGCACCCGCTGAGATGACGGGGAGCTCTCAGTAATGGCCCGGAGCGGCCCGAGCGCCGCCGCGCCGCTGGCGCCTGCCCGCGGCAAGCCGCTCCTCAATCTCGCGCTCGACCCCGAGATTGCCTATCGGGCGAAAACCGAGCTCTGCCCGCTCTTGCCCCGCGTGCGTGACGACCGCAACCACCTCCGCTCGCGGTGGCTCCGCTGGTATCGGATATGGTCGGTCACGCACGACGTGCAAGGCTACAAGGGCCGGACCAACACCTATTTCCCGGTCGGGCGGCGGTGGATTGAGCAATGGGTCACGCGGCTCAAGCGCGACCTCTTCCCCGACGCCGACTGGTTTGCGTGCCGCGCGCTCCGGGAAGACTTCGAGGCGCGCGTGCCCGCCAAGGTCGCGCTGCAAAAGTATTGGATGCGCCGGCACATGCGGCTCCGCCGCCACGCCATGCCGTGGCTCCGCCAGTTGGTCATGCTCGGCACGTCGCCCGTGCGCAACGTGTGGCGGTGCGTCGAGCATGAGCAGACGGCGCTGCGCGACGTGCTCGCCGACGACGGCTCCCCGTCCGGCCGGACGATTGAGACGCTCGAAAAGGTCGCCGACTTTCTCGGGCCGACGTTCGAGCCCGTGGACCTCTTTGCCTTCTACGTGTGGCCGACGACCGCGAGCGGCGTCGATACCGCGTCGCTCGTCTTTGAGGACCGGTGCGTGTCGCGCGCCCACCTCCGCGCGCTCGCCGACCGGCCGCTCGACCCGGGCGACGACCGCCGCGGCAACGTCTACGAAAACACCGACGTGCTCTTTGGGCTCTACGACCGGACGTTTGAGGCGCGCGACGCGGGCAAGTGGGATGCGCTCGCGCAACGGCTCGCCGACAAGGGCTTTACGTCGCCGCTCGACATGACGTTGCCCGCGGCGCTCCGCCCGCTCGATATCACCGAATGCCTATGGCTCGCCGACTTGGAAGGCGACGAGGTGAAGCCGTACCTCGTGACCATCGGCGCGGACACCATCCCGCTCCGGATTCAGGCGCGCCCGTACTGGCACGGCGGCGGCCCGTGGCTCGCCGGCCGCTTTGTCGAGGTGACCGAGGAGTTTTACGGGCGCGGCTTGCCCGAGATGTTCGACTTTCTCCAGTACTTCGTCAACGACTTGGGCAACCAAGCCGGGGACGCGTTTGTGTGGTCCACCAACCCGATTGCGGTGGTGGACGTCGGCGCGGTGCAGGACCCGACGTCGCTCCGCATGGCGCCCGGCGCCAAGTGGCTTTGCGCGCCGGGGGGCGTGCAATTCACCACGCCGCCGCAAGGGGCTGCGCAAGCCGGCTTTGACGCCGTGCAGGGCTTCATGGGGCTCGCCGATTCGCTCGTCACGCCGACCCCGGCGCGGCCGGTCGGCACGCAGCAAGGGGCCGGCGACACGTCGGCCGCCGGCTTTGCCGCGCAGCTCGCCGACAGTGCGGTGGACCTCCGCGCCGTCGTGGAAAGCCTAGAGGACGACGTCATGGTCCCGCTCTTGGAGCGGTCCGATATCTTGTCGCAACAGTGTCTAGACCGGGACATTATCTTGAAGGTCGCGGGGGCCGACGGGCTAGAGCTCGTAGAGCATCCAATCACGGTGGCCGACTTGGTCGGCGAATACGAGTGGGAGTGGCTCGGCACCACCGCGGCGCTCAACCAGCAAGTTAGAGCGCAACAGATGGTCCAAGGCATCGCGCTCTTGGCGCAGCTCCCCGAGGAGCAATTGGCGGCGCAGAATGTCACCGTCGATTGGGCGCACGTGGTGCGCACGTATTGGGCGGTGGGGCTCGGGCTCCCCGATGCCGACCGCGTGCTCAAAGATGGCGGGCCGACGCCGCCGAACGACTGGCGGTGGGAGAACGCGCTCGCGCGCGTCAACCGCGGGGGCGAGCTCCGCGTGTCGCCGGCCGACGACCACACGGCGCACGTGCAGGGGCATCACATGCTCTTGGACCAACCCGGCTTGATGGTCGACGCGCGCCGCGCGCTCGAGGCGCACGTGCAACAGCACGTCGGCCTGATGATCGCGGCCGAGGTGCAAAAGCTCTCACAGAGTCTCGGGGTGCTTGCGGGGCCGGGGGGTCCCGGTGGACCGCCCGGGCCCGGGCAACCTCCTCCCGGGCCGGGTGGCCCGCCCCCGGGACCCGGCGGAGCCGGGGGCCCGATGCTCCCCGGTGGGGCCCCGATGGGCGGCCCGCCACCGCCCCCGCCCGGGCCGCCCCCGATGGGGCCCGGCGGCCCGCCGCCGCTTGCCGCCGCGCTCCTCGCGCCGCGTCCCACGCGTCCGCGGGGCGTGCGCGCGCGGGCGAATCCGTTGCACCTCCGCTTGCCGTCCCCGCTCGGGCCCGGGCGGATCGGCAAGACGCGCGACGTGGCCGACCTCTTCCGCCAGCTCCCGCGGCTCGCGAGGTGAGGCATGGCAAAAGGCGGCACCTTGTTTGGGAAGCCCCGCGACGCGGTCGTGAAGCGCCCGGGCGCGCTCACCGCCAAGGCCAAGGCGGCGGGCAAGAGCGTGGCGGCCTTCGCCGCGTCGGCGCTCAAGCCGAGCTCGAAAGCCTCGACGCAGACCAAGCGCCAAGCCGCGCTCGCGCAAACCTTCGCGAAGATGCGCCGCGGTCGGACCAAATTTTGAGGGGGGCCACATGGACCTAATCCAACTCGTGGTGGTGCTCATTGTCGTCGGGGTGCTGCTCACGCTCGTCAACAAGTACGGGGGCCCGTACATCGACGGGAACATTCTAAAAATCATCAACGTCGTGGTCATTATCGCGGTGGTGCTGTGGCTCTTGGCCGTCTTCGGGCTCTTGCCCCTTGGGCATTCAATTACCGTGGGGCCGCGCACGTAGGGGAGGGCGGGTCGATGCGACGCAGACTCTTGACCGGGGCGGTGCTCGGCGCCGTCGTCGCGCTCACGGCGCCCGTCGGCGCCGATAATCGCTCGTGCCCGTCGGGGATGCTGACCCCGTCGAGCGGGCAGACGGCCACCGGCCCGTCGGTCGATACCGTGACGGCCAGCCACGCGGCGGCGCTCACGTTTGAAGTGGCCGACGCCGCCGGGAGTGCCACGGTGCAAATCGAGATGTGTTGCAGTCCGCTGCAATGTACCAATCCCGGCGGCGCATGGGCGCCCGTGCAGAGCGGCAGTCTGGCGCTCACGGGCGGGCTCTTTGGCGTGCTGTCGGTCGTGTCGCCGGGGTGCGTCTATCGGAGCAACGTGATGGCGTGCACCGGGTGCAGCGTGCTCGTGGCGTTTCACTGCTCGGCGCCGTAACGATGGCCCCGCGTCTGCTTGGCGCCCTCGCGGGCGTGCTCTGCGTGGTGACGCTTGCGGCGGGGCAAGCGGCGCGCTCGTGCGGCCCGGCCGGGGCCGGGTGCGGGCCCGCCTATGCCGGGGGCTTGCTGCCCATCCCGACCACGACCACGACCACGACCACCACGCTCGCGCCGACCACGACCCTCGCCCCGACGACCACCACGCCGACGACCTCGACCACCTCGACCACGTAGCGAAGCCACGGCGTATCATACGACCTAGCTTGTCGGGGGGCTTGACTCGTGCGTGGCGCGCGTGAGAAACGGCACCCCCCGAGATGGCGCGACGCACAGTGCCGCTAATCGGGCCGATTGTCCCCGTCAAGGGAAACGCCCCGCCGGGCCGCAAGGTGCTTGTGCCCGCCAACGCCGCCGCCGGCCGCGCACGCGGTGGAGCCGGGGGCCCCGGTAAGCGCGTGGTCCCCGTCCCCGACGCCGATGAGCCGACCGCCGCCGTGGTCGTCCGCACCCGCCGCCCCGCACCCCCGATGCCCCCGCCCGCCGGGAGGAAACAAGCACCCGCACCGCCGCCCGCGTCCCGCCGCGCCGCCGCCATGAAAGCGCTCCGCGCCGGCAAGGTCGCCTTTTGATGGTCCACCCGATCGACCCCACCGAGCTCGCCACCGTCGTCGCGCAACTCGCCGCGACGTCCTACCACGAGCTCTTACACGCCACCGTCCACGCCCGAATTGCCACGCTCCTCGCCGACGACGTCACCGACCCCTATGTGGCGATGAAGCGCCGCGGGCAAGTCGAGGAGCTCCAACGCCTCTTGCTGCCCGCGTTCCTGCAAGGGCTCGCGGTGACCGGGCTTGTGGCTCGCGCCGCCGCCGACGCGCGCGTGGCGGCCCCGCCCCCGACCGAGCCCGCCCCGTCGCGCGGGTGGTGGGTCGACCCCGTGAGTGAGGGCCCCGTGCCATGATGCCCGATGACGCACCCGCCGCCGAGACGCCCGACGTCCCCGAGGCCACGCCGGCCGCGCCAGACTATGGCGCCGACATTCGCCAGCTTCGCGAGGAGCTTGGCCGCGAGCGTGAGCAGCGCGCCGCGCTAGAGGGGACCTTGCGCGTGCTCGGCGCCGCGGGGGGCGGGACGGCGCAAGCCGCGCCCGCGCTCGTGCGGCTCCCGGGCGACGCCGCGCGGCGCATCGCGCAAACGCTCGGCGGGCAATGGAACGAGGAGCAAGTGCAGGCGCACGCGCCCATCTTCGCCGCGTTCATGGCCGAGATTGCCGCGCCGCTCTTGGTCGGTATCGAGGGGATGGCCGACACGGTCGACCTACTCCAAGTGCGCCAAGAGGTGCCGACCTACGAAACGATCGCCGAGGAAGCCGACCGCGTGCGCACCGAGTATCGGAGCCGCGGGCAAATGGTCACGCGCAAACAGGCAGTCGCGTTGGTGAAGTCGCGGCGCATGGACGACCCCAAGCACCTCGACCAGATGCTAGAGGAGCGCTCCAAGCAGCGCGACGCCGACCGCACGAGCCGCGCCGCGTCGGCCGCCGCCGCCACGAGCGAAGGCGGCACGACGTTGCAGAAAGTCGGCCCCGAGCCCACCAAGGGCCCCCGCACGCCGATCACCCCCGAGGAATTTGCGCGCCTCCCACTAGAGGAAAAGCGCAAGGCCATCGGGGATATGAATATCTAGGGAGGGTACTGGCATGGCAGGAAACGTTTTCAACGTGGCCGACCCCGGGATGAGCACGAGCACCGGGAGTCTTGCCGGCGGTATCGTCCCGCTCTGGTTGCGCGACGAGGTGCTCGCGATCGCCGAAAAGGCCACCGTCTTTGTGGACCTCGGCGACGACGTCCCGATGCCGGACGGCGAGGGCAAAACCTTCGGGGCGACCCGCTACGAGCGGCTCGCGCTGCCGTCCACGCCGTTGACCGAGGGCGTCACGCCGGACGCCACGCCGCTCGTGACGACCTTGGTGCAAGGCGTGCTAGAGCAATGGGGCATCGTGGTCTCGCTCACCGACGTGGGCGTGATGACGACCAAGCACCCGGCGCTCCGGATCGCCACCGACCGCACCGGCAACGCGAGCGCCGAGCTCCAAGATCGCGAAGTGCAGAAAGTGTTGGGCGGTGGCGGCACGCTCGTCATTGCCGGCGGCAAGGGCTCGGTATCGGCGCTCGCCGCGGGCGACGTCGTCACCACCGACTTGCTCTCGCAAATCGTCGCCACGCTCCGCCAGCTCGGCGCGCCGAGCTTTCAGGGCGGGCTCTTTGCCGGCGTGGTCGACCCGTTCGTTGAGCAGGATATCGCCAAGGACCCGACGTTCGTGTCTTCGCACACCTATTCCGAGGTGCTCGCGTTGATGAACGCGGAAATCGGGCGGTGGCGCGGCGTGCGGTGGAAGCGCTCGAACATGATTCCCATTGTCTCGATTGTCCCCACCGCCAACGTGACGCAGGCGGCGGCCGACGTCGGCGTGGCGCAGGCGGGCGAAACCAACTTTGCCGCGGGTGCCACCGTCAACGTGCAGGTGCTCATGCTCGACCCGTCGAGCGGTTTCCCGACCAACGTGTCCACCGTGCGCGCCGTGACCAACGCGGGGACCTTCACGGTGGCCGTGACGATCGCGAGCGCCGCGCCGACGGGCAGCTATCTCGTTGCGGTGAGCGGCGAAAACATTGCCGTCCCCACCTTGCAGACAACCGTGGCACACGTGACCGGGACGGCCAACACGCTCACCTTCATCAAGAGCGGCGTCCCGAACGGCGCCAACCGCTACGTGACGACCACGACCGGCGCCCCGGCTCCCGCACCGCCCCCGGCGACCGGCAACGTTCACACGTCCTACGTGTTTGGCAAGTCGGCGTTTGCCGTCCCGCGCCTCGGGGCGCGGAGTGAGGCGACGATCACGCCCGCCACCGCCACCGATAGCGACCCGCTGAAGCAGCGGCGCAAGGTCGGCTTCAAGAGCATGTTCAAGACGGTGATTCTCAATCGCGACTTCTACCGCGTGATTGCGAGCATGTCCGCGTTCAACTAGCCATGACGACCCCCCACCGCCCACCCCCCCCCCCCCCCCAGGGGGCCGCGCCGGCCCCCCCCCCCCCCCCCCCCCCCCCCCCCCCCC